CGTTGAAGATCCACTGCACTGTCTTTGCATCGTCGTTGGGCAGCAGTTCACCATCTTTCGCTGTATATCCAAACGGAGCACGCCCAAGTGTGCCGCCACGCCGTGCCTTTTCCGACATGCCGCGGACGACTTCTTCCGACAGGTTGATACTGTAGTATTCGTCCATAGCTTCCAGCAGGGCTTCGATCAGGATAGACGTTTTATCTTCTCCGATCTGCTCGGAGATAGACACCACTTCCACACCGCACTGTTTCCGGAGCATGGACTTGTAGACCACGCTGTCCTCCCGGTTTCGTGCGAAACGGGAGAATTTCCACACCAGGATCGCATCAAACGGGTGGCTTTTCTGCTTTGCCGTGCCGATCATCTGCTGAAACGCCGGACGCTTGGTGCTTCTGCCGCTGATGCCCTCGTCTACGAAGATGTACTCCTGCGGTACGATGTAGTCGTTGCGTTTGGCGTAGTCCAGAATGGCTTTCCGCTGGCTGTCGGGGGAGTATTCGATCTGGTCGTCGGTGGATACACGAATGTATGCCGCTGCGATTTTCATGGGGCACTCCTTTCTATAGTGATGCCCTGCCGTGGTGGCGGCAGGGCGGTTTCTATGTATGCACTGTGCATCACACCAATTCCGTCTTCCCGATGACACGTCCCCAGCATTGCAGGCTGTCGCTTTCGTGGATCGGTATGGGATCATACTCCGGATTGCGGGAGAGCAGTTCGCTCTCGCCCAGTTCCTTGACGTAGCCGTCACCGTTCAGCGTAAACACGCCAACTTCGCCCACTTCAATCGTCGGGGTAGACTGTACCAGCAGAATATCACCGCTGAGATAGTCCGGCTCCATGCTGTCACCGTCTACTTCCACGGCAAAGTCCGCCTGATGCACGGCGGCGGTTTCCACAACCTCTGCCTCCTGCCAGTTGTCGTCGTCGTCCAGGTTGTAACCCAGACCGGCAGAAACTTTGTGGCGGCTCAGGCGGCGGAGCAGATAGGCAGCACGCTTTGATGCGGCAGTCTGCCGTTTCTGGTCGGCGGCAACGATCTTCCGCAGTACGTCCAGGAACGACTTTCGGGAAGCTTCGTCCAGACTTAGCCACTCTCGGAGCAGGTCCTTTTCCATTTCGTCCACCGTCATCAGCTTGTCGATCGGATCGGCTGGCTCTTTGGCATCTGGTCTGCCTAAAAGATAGTCGGTGGTGACGCCGAAGTAATTTGCAATCGCTACCAGCGTTTCGCCATTAGGCTCTCGTGCACCAGTTTCATAGTTTTTATATGTGCCCTGCCCGATTCCGATTCCTTCGGCAACTTCCTTTTGTGTTTTACCGGATTTTTTTCTGGCTGCTTTCAAATTATCAGTGTTCATTGTATCACCTCCTTGTCTACAGTATAGTACATTTCGTCCTAAATGTCAATACGATTTTTGCATATTTTCTTCCGGATAGGGCGTATTGTACACCTTGAACAAAAATAGCAAGGACTATTTGTATACTTTTTTCTTGAAAATCCGTTGGCAATTAGGACATACTGTGCTATAATCATATTGTCAGCAGGACGTAAAGTCCTAAACGCTGAAAATCCTGTTTCCCGCCTAGGGAAAAACGGTACTGAGGAGGTGAATGACATGAAAAAAAGTTATCAGGTATTTTATGTGATAAAGCGGAACGGCAAAGAGGAACTGAACCACATGTCTGTTATGGCAAACAATCAGCGGGAAGCAATTAAGCAGTGCAAGGCTGTAGTGTTTGAAAAAACCGGCAGAAACGCATTTCGAGCGACAACAAAAGCTCCGTGCGAAACAAAAACGGCAAATTGAGAAAGTGCACTGCCTGCCACAGACTTCGAGGTTTTGCTATATCTTCCGTCACGAAGAATCATTTGAGGTCATTGCGGGCATGGCAGCAAAAAAGCCCACCGCAAAGCGGCAGGCTTTTGGGAAAGCAGAGAGAAATCTGCTTAATACTTGATTTCGTACTGCATGGTCTGATAGGTCGCTACATTGTCAGCGGATACTGTATCTCCGGTGTACTGGACAACCTCAACCTTGTGAACGCCTTCTGTAAGACTTTCACCGGACAAGTCCAGAGTAGCCTGAGAATCAGACAGCTGCTGCTTGTCTGCGAAGCTGCCGTCGATGTAGATGTAAGCCATCATGGTGCCGTCGTAACCGTGGGCATTGATACCGATCTGTTTGATCTGTGTATCGCTGGACGCACTGACAACTGGAACGTTTCCATCTTCCGTAGTGCCGCCGGCAGTAGACAAGTACACGGTTCCATTTCCGG